TCTTTGTGATTTTGCATCTTTTCCACAGAAAGTTCTTAAACATCTTTATCCGGAAGTACCATTTTATTCAAACATGTTAAATTTATTAGACAATGAAGAATTTAAAAAAACAAATTTCGACGTCTTTGTCGCAGGCACACCGTGCCAAGCATGGTCAAATTCAGGACTCAGAAAAGGAATGGATGACTTACGTGCTCAACTCGCCATTAAATATGGAACAATTCTTGACGCAAAATCTCCCAAGTACAACATATGGGAAAACGTCGACGGTGTTTTTGACAAAAAACACAAAGAGGGCCTGTGTGACATCATCTCCTCTTTCACAGGTATCGATTTTAGACCGGACAACATCAACAGAGGGGGAGGTATTGTTCAAGGTACCAAACGGTCAATCGCTTATAGGGTTTTCGACTCCCAATATTTTGGAGTACCCCAACGACGCAAAAGAGTCTACATTGTTGGATATCGTGGAACCGACTGGAGAGTCCCTGCGGCAATACTATTTGACGAAGGATGTTTTAAGAAATTTAAAAAAGAGACTATCAAAGAGAGGGATGACCGTACCAAAAGTATTCTCGGACAAATTAGAATCGCAGGTACAATAACTAAATCATATTCTAAAACATTAACCGATGGTTTTAGTAAAACTTCAACTTCAAATTATTGGGTTGATGAGGGTGGTATCCGAGAATTCACCGAGAAAGAATTACTTAGACTTCAAGGATTTCCAGATGATTATCTTGATTTCAATATTAATGGTAAGAAACCATCATATTCAAATGTAAAAGGTATTATTGGTAACTCAATGACAGTAAATGTAATGAGATGGATTGGTGAAAGGATACAAACTGTTGATGATATTTTGAAATCCCAAGAAAAAACGGTATATTAGATTATGCAAGAGAAAGAATCAAAATCAAATAGTCATTTTTGGATAAGCATAGTGAAATCAGGCATCAGATTTGGTGCCTGCTTTTTTCTTTTCCAAGGTGACGTAAAAATTGCGGCAGTATTATTTGGACTAGCAGAAGTCTTAGGTATTGCCGAAGAAATATTTTAACTATGAATTTTTATTTAATACAATCATTTGTAAAAAAACAAAAAGATGAACGTAAAAACAAGACCAACGAACAACTTCGACGTGACAACGTTTCAAGAGTTGAAATTCCAACACCATACACTGGTCGGAAAAAAACAATGTATAGTACAATTTCCAAATGGTTATGGGGCTAGTATTGTTCAAGGTGAACATACATATGGGGGATCTAAAGGTTTATACGAACTTGCCGTTTTTGGTAAGAATGGTGAAATAACTTACGATACATCAATAACGGACGATGTACTTGGTTACTTATCGGAAGAAGAAGTGGAAAAAACATTAATAGACATTAAAAATTTAGACAAATGAAAATTTTAACACAACTTAGATTTTATGTGGTAGTTGCCACATTATCTTTCACAGGTTTATTAGTAAACTATTTTAATAAATTAGAAGAGTTGAAAAAAACAAAAGAAGAATTAGTTAAGTGTCAAACCGACAAAGGATATGTTCTAGGAGGTGATATTGAAAAGTCACAAATCATTAATGAACGAGATAGTTTACGAGATGAATTATTTATTAGATTTACTGAGGTTAGTCGTTATGAGATTGCACTTGAAATGTTCAAAGAACAAAACAAAAAAGGTGCTAGCGAATTTGAATTAATATTATCAACTCAAACTGAGTAATATGAGTAATAATACAGATTTTCACATTGGTAACGGAAATTATATAAATCTACAAACAAGTAGTTTAGTTAAGTTACAAGAACAGTTTATATTATATACTGAAGATGGTCCTATAACGTTAACTGTTGATGTTGTTGCGGACTTCGCAACCGTAGATAAAAAGTATCACGAAATATTTTTCAATGTGTTATCTTCTAAGTATTTAAATAAGGTAGCATTTGGAGATAACCCATTTTCAGAATGTAGACCAATTGTCCCAAGAAAATGGTGGCAATTTTGGAAATCAAAATACGTTCAAGCATTAAAATAAAACAATATGATAAAGTTTGGAATACTACTAATTGTAGTAGGTTTATGGTTGGCGTTTGAAATATATAGGGCCCCTACGGTGGACAACCAAGATAAAATAATTAAACCAGGTAAAAAACTTAAAGACTTATGGCAAAAGCGACGTTAGAATATAACCTAAGTGACCCAGACGATGCAATGGCACATCTAAGAGCGATTAAATCTTTAGATATGGCGATGGCGTTATGGGATATTGTACATAACACTAAAAAAGGTTTAGAATGGTCAATGGAAGGTAAAGACATTGACAAATATGATGCTTTGGAATTGGTATTTGAAAAGATACACGAAATCTTAGGTGAACATAACATTATAACAGACGAATTAATTGACTGATATTTATAATGTAAACAAATACTATGGCATACGGAGATAAGGTAATAGACCATTTCAATAACCCACGAAACGTAGGTACTTTGGATAAAAGTAAATCTAATGTAGGTACGGGATTAGTGGGTGCACCCGAATGTGGTGATGTAATGAGATTACAAATAGAAGTTAATGATAATATCATAACTGATGCAAAGTTCAAAACCTTTGGATGTGGATCAGCAATTGCGGCATCTTCTTTAGCAACTGAATGGTTGAAGGGAATGTCAATAGATGATGCAATCAAAATGGATAATATGGAATTGGTAGAGGAACTATCCCTACCACCAGTTAAGATACATTGTTCAGTATTAGCTGAAGATGCCATAAAAGAAGCAATAAAAGATTATAGAGAAAAACAAGGATTACAAGAAATTAAATTCTAGGATATCTTTAATGACAAAAAAAGAGAAAGTGTTAAACAGTTCATTTTAGAACACAAACAAAAACCAAAAAATAAGTTATGATAGAATTCTTTAAGAAAAATCAAGACAACATAACCAAAGGAAGTGCAATTGCGTTACTATTGATATGTTTCTTTCAACAACGAGAACTTGCAAAATTACGAAAGGAAAATCAAGTGATAAAAGAAATAAAGGTTGACACTAAAACAACCGATTCTTTATTAAACAAGGTTGGTTTTAAATGATAACAATAAGTGAGTTGGCGTTAGAGCAAGTAGTTGAACTTATGATTAGTGATGGTATAAATCCAGACACTCACCATCTTCGTGTTGGGGTAAAGGGTGGAGGATGTTCAGGTCTTTCATATACGATGGACTTTGACGACACCATACACGAATCGGACGACGTGTTCGAGGCGGGTGGTGGAATTAAATTAGTGGTAGATAAGAAATCAGTTCTTTATCTATATGGTACCGAGTTACAATACTCATCTGGTTTAAATGGTAAAGGATTTAGTTGGTCCAATCCTAATGCGTCCCGCACCTGTGGGTGTGGAGAATCTTTTTCTATGTAATTTTTTATTTCCAATTTTTTTTCTTATATTTTATTTAAACATTTAAATAAAATTATTATGCCAGATTTTACACCAGACGACATCGACGTTAACCCAAATGAATTTGTTGATGCTTGTTCATCTAGAGAAAGACAAGAACTAATTGATTACTTAGTTGAGTGTGGGTTCATTAGTGAAGACCAAAAAGATATTAAAGCACCTAATTACGGTGTTCGTAATCCAAGTATTAACGATGAATCTTTTTGGGATAGTCTTGACCATTTAAAAAAATGTAGACATCTATTATCTTTAGATGAGGAAAACAACATCAATAATATTGCGGATAAATTTAAGCATTTAGTTTAATGAAAGTACTAGAATTATTTGCGGGTAGTCGTTCCGTTGGAAAGATTGTTGAAGAATTAGGTATGGAAGTATTTTCATCCGACCTAACACCATTTGACGGAATACATTACGCCGTTAGTATTTTAGACTTTGATGTAACCAAAGTTCCATTTCAACCTGATGTAATTTGGGCATCTCCACCTTGTACAGGATTCAGTGTTGCTGCGATTGGACATCATTGGACGGGAGGTAAGGGTGCTTACATTCCTAAGACAGATACCGCACGTTTAGGTATTGAGTTAGTTAAGAAAACCATTGAAGTGATTGAACATTTCAACCCAACATATTGGTTCATTGAAAATCCAAGAGGTGTTCTTCGTAAGATGCCATTTATGGATAATTTCAAACGAAACACTGTAACCTATTGTCAGTATGGTGACGAAAGAATGAAACCTACTGACATCTGGACTAACAGTGATGTGTGGACTCCAAGACCTATGTGTAAGAATGGTTCACCTTGTCACGTTGCGGCACCTAGAGGTTCTAAAACAGGAACACAAGGTAGATCAAATGCATACGAGAGAAGTAAGATACCTGAAGATTTATGTAGAGAAATTTTAAAGAGCTGTTTGTAATGTTCAATAAATTTATAGAACGTAAAAGAATCCTTCAAGGTATGAAAGAAGATAACCTCATCCAACACTTGAAGAAACTATTTCCAGACTTAGAGAAGACCAATGAGTTTGACTCTTCGGATGTATATAGTCGTTCAAAAAATAGTAGAGCGGAGTTAAAGTGTAGAGGAGAGGACTATGATGATTTTTTAATTGAAAAGTTAAAGTGGGATAAGTTACAAGAGTGTACCGAAAAAAGAGTGTTATATATTAGTAGTTCATACAATGGTGTTTGGGTATTTGATGTTAAAGATATCCCTGAACCAAAATGGGAAGTACAGATGCACAATAAAACAACTGAGTTTAGTGATAACACTAAGATACCTAAACTAGTTGGATTCTACCCCAAGAAATTGGGGAAGGATATTACAAATCTTATTTTATGAAAATCAATCATCCGTTAGTTAAGGGTGTAGTTAAAGAAATCAAACCAAACATTTACTGTGTATTAGTCGATGACAATTATGATAGATCAATGTTGTTCTGTCGATATCAAGAATTCTACGAGTCACCATATAAAATATTCAGGAACAAATATTTTACTTGGATGGAGTATATGAGATTCTATAAAGATGCTTGGAAAAAGAAAACATTTACATATCCAGAAGATTGGTCTGGTTATAATATTCCCTGTAACATTTTACAAGTTGCTCATCATCAGTTTTGTGGTGAAACGGAATACGACGACATAATGAACAGCATTTATTGGTATTGTGCAAAAGATTCATCGGAAAAAAACGATGGTAGACAAACCGATTGGTATCTGATTGGTGCGAGTAGTAAAGACTTAAAAACTTTGGATCACGAAATAGCTCACGGTTTATATTTCACCAACAAAGATTACAAGAGAGACGTTAATAAATTTATCAAAGGAATCAAACCAACCCATTACGATAAGTTAAAAAAGAAACTAATCAAGATGGGATATGTTAGTGATAAGAAAATTATTGACGATGAGATTCAGGCGTTTATGTCAACGGGATTATATAACGGATTAGACACAAAGGAATTAAAGAAGTATGAAACTGGGTTCGTTAAGAACTTTAAAAAATATAGAAATGGTTGAGTTGTTAGGTTGGGGTGCGTCATTGGTTGTGTTAATGTCGATGACGTTTAAATCAATGTTTAAATTAAGGGTAGTAAATTCAGTGGCTTGTGTCCTATGGGTTTGGTATGGATATCTGATTATGAATAACCCAACTATGTTTGTAAACGTAGCGATATTAACAACCCATATAATTTGGTTTTACAAGAATAAGAAAGTTTAAATAATCTTAGAAAAATACTAATTTAAAGATATATATGTAATAGAAAAAAACATATATGCAAGAAGAATTTGTTCCTTATCACCAACATCTTTTGATGAAGGTTTGGCTTACTAATCCTCCGAACAAGGTTAGTGATTTAAATGAATGGTTTATCCAGTTAGTTCATAAAGTTAAAATGGAAGTTGTAGGTGGACCTACGAGTGTTTACGTTGATTACCCTGGTAATGAAGGTTTAACAGGTACGGTAACCTTAGCAACATCACACGCATCAATTCACATTTGGGACCATTACGAATTACCAATAGCTCAGTTTGATATCTACAGTTGTAAATGTTTCTCACTTGAGGACGTATTAGAACATTTCAAACCTTGGGGTATAGTTAAAGCTGAATGGGTTATGATTGATAGAAATGAGAATCCAAAAGTAATTTCTGAAGGAGTTTGGTCACCACAACACGATTATATTGAGGAAAATTCATAACTAATGTTGTGATATTCGAAAATATTATTTATATTTACAACATAAAAAGGAAGAGATGAAGGTAATATTTTTAGATCACGACGGAGTGATTTGTTTATCAACAGAATGGGGTGGTAGACACAAAAAACAAAAAAAATTAGGACGTAAGTTAAGTCAATCGGTTATGTCACTTGAGTTGGATGCTCGTTTTGATAATTTTAATAAGAAAGCAATTGATACCCTAAATGAAATACTGGAAGAAACTAACGCTGAAATTGTTGTCTCATCTGATTGGAAAAGATGGGCCACTGTTGAGGAGATGGGTGAATATTATGAGTCACAGGGACTTAAAAAGAAACCCATATCATTTACCAAAAACTTAGGTGAATGTGATGTCCCTGAAAACTTCATATGGTCTCCCCAGTGGGACTTAGAACAGTCAAGGTCCTTGGAAATACATCAATACCTTAGAGACCACCCAGAGGTCACAGAATGGGTTGCAGTGGATGATTTGGATATGGGTAAAGGAGAAGAATGGAAAGAAGTTTGGGGATTGGATAATTTTGTTTTAACTCCGAAGAGTATTGAAGGGATTAAACAATCAGGAGTAAAAGAAAAGATAATAAAATTCTTAAGTGATGAGCAGAAGTCGTCGTAAACCTATTGTTAAAGATAGACCTAGAAATGAAAAGAAGTCTTCATTGTATTGGAGGATTGTTCGTAGAGTTATTAATGGTAAGGTTAGACAGATAATTAAAACAGATGAGGATGAAACAGACTTACCACAACCAAAAGAAATAGTTAACGACTATGATTATTGTGATTACGTAATTGATTATAGAGACCCTAGTTGGTCAGAAAAACATAGAGAGTACAGAGAAAAACATAAAAGAAAATGATATATAGGACTAGAAAGTTGATTAAACCAAGTGACTTAAACCCAAGAGGAACATTATTTGGTGGTCAATTATTAAAGTGGATTGATGAGGAGGCATCAATCTTTGCCATTTGTCAGTTAGGTAGTTCTAATGTTGTAACTAAAGCAATGTCTGAAATTGATTTTGTTAGTACCGCAAAAATAGGAGATATTATTGAATTTGGTATGGACTTAGTTAAATTTGGAACAACTTCGGTTACATTATGTTGTGACGTTAGAAACAAAAACACTAAACAATCAATTATTAAAATAGATAAAATCATTTTCGTTCTATTAGATGAAAATGGTAAACCTAAGGCACATAATAAAAAGAATAAATAATATGGAGTACCTACCAGTTTTTGGAATAATGTTTATTGTAGTTGCATTCATCTCTTGGAGATGGGTTTGCGGTATTGATTATATGAGTAAGAATCACCCCGACTATAAGGGTGATGACCTCTTTGGTAAATTTGACGAAGATGAAGATGAAGAGGAACATATTTTATAATTGAACTAAAATTGTGATATTTATATTAATATGAAGAAGAATTTAGTAGAACAGTTAGAGAGGATGCACCGACTTAACTACGGTAAAAAAGTGGTTAATGAGGGGGAACTTTGGGATAAAATTATGGGGGGTTTGGGTATTAAAACCAACAAACACGATAATAAGAAGGCTGACGCCATTACTCCTGACGTTGAGGCATTTTACAAAAATCTTGACACTGCCGCTAACGGTAACGGAATAACCCAACAAGAAAGAGGTTCATATCAATTTCAAAAGGAAGTGGAATCTATGCAAATAGGTTTAATATTGTTAGGTTATGAATTACCAAGTTATGGTGTTGATGGACTGTTTGGTCCAGAAACTGGTAAAGCGGTTGATAAATTTACAAAAGAAAAATTAGGAGAAGATAAAAAACCAGTTAATGAGGTTACCATCTCATCACCAATCGGTGACACATCGGTTAATTCACCATTTGGACAAAGGTGGGGTAGGATGCATCACGGAGTTGATTTAAAAGCGAGTTCAGGTACACCCATTAAATCACCATTAGACGGCCAAGTACTTGATGCGGAAATGAGGTCGGATGCGTGTGGAGGTACAATTTATATTCAACACGCGGATGGTTACAAAACTAGATATTGTCATTGTAAACAAATTAACATCACTAAAGGGCAAACTGTTGCTAAAGGTGATGTTTTAGGTTTGAGTGGTGGTGGTTCAAATGATCCTGGTAGAGGAAGGTCAGATGGTCCACACTTACATTTCGAAGTATATAAAAACGGCAAAACCGTAAATCCTATGGAACATTTAGGTTCTGAGGTTGGTGATTTTGTTGCGGGTTCAGTAAGTGGAGGGGGAATAAAAGCAACACCAGAGATGTTAAAGAAATTAATCGAACTTCTTAAAGAAAGGGGAGTTAAATCAGAAGAACTTTCGGCATACATTAATAAAGCTAACGGTAGTGGTGGTAACATCACAGTTAATGATTGGGAGGGTATAGTTAATCTTATCATAGATAATTTAGAAGGTGGTTATTATCACCCAGATATGTTACAAGATGGTAGAGTAAAGGATGGTAGATATGGTGCATCTGGTGAAACGATGTACGGTATGGATAGAAAGGCTGGAGGCACTGAAGCCACTGGAGCTGCGGGTCAAGAATTCTGGGCATTAATTGATGCTGAAGATGCAAGAAGTAAATGGAAACACAATTATATGTTGAAGGATAATCCGTCGTTGGATAGAAAATTAAGAAAATTATCTGGTGACATTATGAAACCATTTTTTATTAGATTTAGTAAATCTTATTTGTCTCCCGAGTCCGCAGAAATCATATCTAAAGATGCCGCCTTAACTTTTAATTTTGGATACGCCACTTGGAATGGTGAGGGATGGTTTCAAAGATTCGCAAAAACAATTAACGAAGCGGTTGCATCGGGTAATAAAGACCCTAAGTCATTATTACAAATTGTAATAGATAGAAGATCAAATAGTGGTAATAGTCTGATTGCTCAAGGTGGACCTAAAGTTGCCAAAGTTGCTAACAGGATATCATCTTCGTCTACAATGGCATAATATTATCACACAAAACACAATAAGTGTGATTCTGTGATATTTATATAAAAATACACGTAGTAATGGAAATATCGAAAGAAAAATTAATGTCTATCATTTCAGAAAGTTCAACCGAAATAGATGAAATGGGACGTATATGGGATAAAGCTGATGCTATCAGTAGACCAATTAAAGATGACGAAGGTAATCTTATTGGTCACGATATGTTAATCGATCCTAACAACCCTCAAGGTGGTAGAGTAAATGTGATATTTACTTGTGATATTCAGGAGTTTGTTAATAATCATCCAGATTTAGTTGCAAAACTAAAAGAACAATACGGAGGAGTTAAATGGTCAAGTGACACTTGTCCAAAATACAACCCACATAGAAACACTAAAAGAGTTTACAGTAATTTACCGGATGACGAAGGTGATGATAATGATATCGAACGTAGACCTTACCAAGCAAGTGGAGAAAATTACGACGTACAAGAAAATATTAGAAGACTATTCAACCCAATCCTTAGAGATGAGTTAGGTCTTGAATCAGATAAAGGTAAACAATTTAATGAAATTCTTTCTAAAAGAAGTATACCAGCAATCATAGTTAACGACCTTAAATTTGAAGATACACATAATGATGTTTGGGATAATGACGAAATAAAATATAGAGTCCATAGTTTCAACACGTACGAAAATGCACAATCATTCCTAAAGTCTGTTGTTGATAGAATTGGAGGTAGAGATACTGAACAAAACAATACATCATATTTAGCAAGACAATTCAATCAAAAATATAGTAAATGGGAAGAAACTAAAAAGAGTGACAAAAGATACTTAGGTAAAACTGATGTATTCCAATTAGATAAAAGTGGTTACTCAGAATTGAACTTAGATGTTTCAATGAAAATGGATTTTGAAATTACGGGTACTAAACAAAACGACCAATTTATTTGGACTATTAGTATGAAAAACAAGTTTGGTAGAAAAAGACCAGACGAATACAGAATCCCAAATGGTAAAATGCAACCACTGACTCTACAAGATGGTGGATATTTGGATGATGGTGTAATTAAAGTAGAAAAAACGGTCCCATTAGAAGATATTGAATTTACGGGTGAAAAATCAATTATGTCAGTTTTTGCGGTATCTCAAGGATTAAGAGAAGCTATCAGTGATTTTAAAACGAAGATAGAAGGTATCTCACCTAAAACAGCATTAAAATATGCAAACGTTAGAAGATCAGATGTTGAGAAAGTTAATGAATCTGTTATTAAGATTTCTTTAGATATTCTTAATCAAATAAAAAAATAAAACCTCTCCTTGGATAGTATCCCTGGACTGACACGAGTCGTGTTTAGTTAATCCTCAAAGAAATTTGAGGATTTTTTTATGGTATATTTTGTGATATCAGAAAATATATGTACATTTGTACAAACTTACTAACATAATGGGAACAAATTACTACCGTATACCCCAAGCATCCGAGATGGATGAGAGAAAATTCAAATTACTAGAACGTATTGCCAACTTAGATTTATCACCAAGTAATATTGAGTGTGGGTTTGATGAACCTATTGATAATCAATGGGGTAGAGAAAATCCGTGGAGTATCTTCATTGATGGAACTAATATTCATTTAGGTAAACGAAGCGGTGGTTGGAAGTTCTGTTGGAATTTTCATAAGGACAAATATTATTCTAATAAAGAAGAATTATTGTCTTTCATTAGTTCAGGTAGGGTGGTTGATGAATATGGTGACGAATGGAACGTTGAAGAGTTTATTACGATGGCACTTGAATGGGGTGAACCTGATGGGTTAGTTGTTAATGAAGAGTATCGTAGAAAGGAAAGAACGAAAGGACGTGGTACTTTTTGGTTAGACGATAACAAACACGATGATTTAATAATCGATGGACTTCGAGTAAGTACATCAATTGAATTTAGTTAAGATGATAAAGATAGAGGATAGTAGAAAAGTTTGGGTAACAGGTGACACCCACTTCAGTCACGGAAACATATGTCGTGGAACAACTAATTGGAGATTAGCTAATGGAGATATTCCAGAAAATCAAACAAGGGATTTCCCAACGTTAGATAAGATGAATGATACCATTGTTAATAATATCAATGAGGTTGTTGGTCAAGAAGATGTGTTGATTCATTTTGGTGATTGGTCATTTGGTGGATTTGAAAACATTCAGTTGTTAAGAGATAGGATTATCTGTCAAGAGATTCATTTAATCTTAGGTAACCACGATCATCACATTGATAGGAACAGAGAGAACTGTCAAAGTTTATTCACTAGCGTTCAATGGTTCCTACAAGTAAACTATATGGGTGAAACGTTGGAATGTATGCACTATCCGATATCATCTTGGAATGGTTTACGTAAAGGTAGAATAATGCTACACGGACATTGTCACTTACCACACACACATAAGATTACCAATGGTAGAAGAATGGATGTAGGTATGGATGGTCATCCTGAATTTAGACCTTATAATTTACATCGTGAGATTATTAATCCGATGAAAAAAGTTGTTATTGGTTCTGAGTTAGGTCCTTTAGATCATCACACAGATGATATGAAAGGAATTGTTGGATAATATTTTTTTATTTAAAAATTTTTATTTATATTTTAGTATGATGAACAAAATAAAACAATTTTTTAAAGATATTTGGTTGGGTATTAAAATTGCCGAACAAAATAGAGATAAATCCCAATGGGGCAAATTTTAAAACAAATGAAAGAAACATTAAAAAAAGTATTTGACAAGAGAGTCTTGGCTGTTGTCGTGGTTATATTCTTAATCACAATTGTATTCGGATATATTGTATTTCCAGGATTAACCGTTGCAGATTCATTCTCCAATATTTTAGCGGCACTTATTGGGATATTCTCAATAGTATTTGTGTACCATTTTATACAATGGAAAGATTTATTTGAATATTTTTCTACTAAAGATGAGGTAGTTCCACCTGGTGAGACAGAATTCGATTATTTACCTAAAGAAGAGGTGATTAAAAAGAGGAGAACTTACAAAAAGAAATCAAACAAACCGTCTGGAAAAACAAAAATAAATAATATTTAAGAATATAACAAATAATCCGGTATTTATATATAAAAGAAACTATGGCCAAGGTTATTAAATTAAAACAAACCGATATTACTAGAATTGTTGAGGGTATCCTAAAGGAAGCTCAAGAATTTGACGATTTCGATACTAAAATCCAACCTGAAGAATTACCAGGAGCTGACGACCACGAATTGACCATAGGTCAGGATGAGAATGGTGAATATTACGTTATAGACAATGCGAAAAGTGACAACCCAACGGTTGTGGCCAAAACAAAATAAAGATATTTTAACTATTTCCTATAAAACCCCAAATTTTTTTGGGGTTTTTTTTGTATATTCAAATTAATATTTTATATTTGTAGTCAAAACATATATTATGGGAGAGTATAAAATATATTGTGATATGGATGGGGTACTTGTTGATTTTGACAAGGGGTACTTAGAACTTACAGGTCACGAGTTAGATGGTTCACATAGAAGTGATGTTGGGTTTTGGAATCCAATTAATAAAGCCGGTAAACCTTTTTGGGTTAATTTAGAATGGATGAATGATGGTAAACGTTTGTGGAGTTATATAGAAAAATACAAACCAAAATTATTATCTGCACCATCTAGACAAGATGAGTCAAGGATTGGTAAACACGAATGGGTTGAGAGGGAATTACCTGGTGTTCCGTTATTGTTAAGAAGTGCTAAACATAAAAAAGATTTCGCAGGACCAAAGAACATTCTTATTGACGATAGGTTAGAAAACGTTCAAGGATGGATTGAATCAGGAGGTGTTGGTATTTTACATACTTCAACTGAAGATACAATTAAACAACTTAATAAATTAGGACTATGACATCAAATGAATTTAATGAGAAGTACAAACCATACATACCCGAAGGTTGGTATGGTTTAGGTTTTAACATTCCAGAAGTAACCGATTACTTGGATAAAGAAATGGAAGATTTAATTATGATTCCAGGTTTTGAGTTACACCAAGTTAAATTGAAATTTAATATGGCGAGATTTTATTTTGAAACCAATTGGAAAGATAAAGGATTGGAAGCCGCATTGGAAACTAAGATTGAGAATAAAATAAACGAATTAGTAAAAGAACACGACAATAAAAATAGTTCATTATGATTTACGTATCAATAGACATCGAAACATCAGGTCTTGACCACGAGAAAAATAAAGTATTATCCATCGGTGCAATCATCGAAGATACTGAAAAGAAATTACCATACGAAGATTGTCCTAAGTTCAATGCAATTGTTCTTCAGAATGAAATCACGGGTTCACCGAGAGCAATCACAATGAACAATGAAATCATTGCAATGATTGGTGAATATCTTGAAGGTACTGATGACACTAGGTTTCTAATGGATACTCATACCGATTATAGTTTCTATGAGAAAGAAGATGTTATTAAAGAGTTCTATAAGTTTCTTTGGTGTAACGGATTCTCACATTTGGATTCATCATCAACTCACGTTAATGGAAAACTAACCCCAATTATTGACAGTAAAACTAAACCGATTACGATAAATGTTGCGGGTAAAAACTTTGGAACATTTGATAAGTTATTCTTACAAGAACTTCCTTGGTGGCAAAAGTTAATTCGTACTCGACAAAGATTATTAGATCCCGCAATCTTAATGGTTGATTGGAAAAATGATAAGTCATTACCAAATTTAACACAGTGCAAAGAACGTGCGGAGGTTACTGGTATCGTTACCCACAACGCACTTGAAGATGCGTGGGATGTTATTGAGGTGTTAAGAAAATTCTACTAAGTTATTTGGTATTCCCAAAATAAATATTTATTTTAATAAAAAATCCTGTTATGTCTAGAACAAAAGAACTAAAGGTTAGTCCAGAATTTAATCTTAATATGTTTGAACTGTTTTCTTTATTCTGTCCAGATAAGAAAACGAAATATACCGAAACGTTGTTGAGGATTATGAAGAAGACTCCTAACATTTCAGAACATTGTCTTGAAATTAAAACACACTTACACGAACAATTTGCAATTAAAAAGAGTGAATTGGATAACATATCAGATTTACAATTAGTATTATTCTATCGTATAGTTGATGGTATGTTTAACACTTCAGACATTAAAACCTTTCAAAAGTTTTGCGAATATAATGAGAGAGGTTTAATTAAACAAAATGACGTATCAACATATCAATCTTTTGATGAGATAAGCAACTCAGTTAGTATTGCTGATATAGTTGTTCAAGGTAAAGACTTAGAGAAACAAATTAAATTAGTTTACGAAGATGAAGAATGGTTATTTATTAGACCGTTAACTTTTAATGCATCTAAGAAGTATGGTTCAAATACTAAGTGGTGTACAACTACTGAAAGTAATCCAGAATATTTCACAAAGTATGCGTCTAGAGGAGTATTAATTTATTGTTTAAACAAGAAGAGTGGATACAAAGTCGCAAGTTTCCGTTCATTAGATAAGAGTGATCCTGAATTCTCTTGGTGGAATCAAAAGGACGGTCGTATAGATTCTTTACAAAGTGAATTACCGAACGAATTGTTAAAAGTTATTCGTGTTGAGTCTATGGACAATAAACCAAAAACAAATCGTTTTCTTTTATCCGATGTGGATAGAGAAATTGAAGATAAATTCTTAGCTAAGTTTGGTGGGTATAAAATTATGCAACCTATAGATATACCAGAACCTATATCTGAAGAAAGGGTTAATCGTATAAGAAGGGGTATTATAAGAAACGTTGAAGAGGAAATAAGTGTTATGGGTGAACGTTCAGAAGAACATATGGGTGTTCGTAGATTAGTTGACGCTATGGATATGGTAGATTTGACTCAACAAACAGAAGAAACTATGGAACAACCTACTGAACAAGATGAACAACCTGTAATGAATCGTGTGTCATTTGATTTTAGAAATGAAAGATAGTATAAAGAATAAAGATTCAGATATTTATTAGTATGAAAATAGTAATATCTGAATCTCAATATAGTACATTAATCAAAGAACATTACGATTCTGATAGATTATATCCAAGGGAGAGTGTGGTTAATAGGTTGAAGAAAGCACCTAAAGAACTACGTAAATACGCTAAAGAGTTACCATCTATCCCTTGTACTGATGGTCAGGGTAAAGAAACAATCTGTACCAAAATTCCAGAGGTAGTTTACATATATTTTACAGGAAAATACTAGAAATATTTGGCAGTTATTTAGTATATTCGTATTTTTGTTTAAAATAACAAAATATGAAAGGAACGATTAGTCCGTACGTTTTCCCTGGTATCAAAAAACAAGATATCCCCGTTAATTTTACCAAATCTAGAAGAAACAAAATCAGCCCCGCAGAGGTTTTACAAATAATTGGGGACTACCATTCCATTTCAGTTGAAGACATTATACGTAAGTATAATAAACGCGAAGTATCTGACGCTCGTCATATCTTCTGTAAGTTAATGAAAACTGAGTTTAAATACAGTTTAGAGTCGATTGGCGGGTTTTTAAATGGTAGAGACCACACAACTATAATCCACTCAATTAAGACCTTTGATGACCGTTCTAAGTTCGAAGAAGGATATATGGAAGATTACGAAAAAATATTAGAAAAGGTAATTTGTAAAATTAATTAGAATATTTTGGTATATTCCAAAAGAATACCTATCTTTGTCATATGAAAACATTAATAATACATCCATCGGACCCAAGCACATCGTTCTTAGATGTTGTTTACGAGTCCATTCCAAACAAAACAGTAATTACGGGTGGGATTACAAAAGATGAGGTTAGAAAACTCATTGAGGAACACGATAGGGTAATGATGATGGGGCACGGCAGTCCTGGAGGATTATTCTCAGTTGGTCAATTTGCAGACTCAAACTCATTCACAAAATGGGGAACCGCTTATGTTATAGATAACACGATGGTTCAGTTGTTATCAAAGAAAGACAACTCGGTATTCATTTGGTGTAACGCTGATAAGTTTGTTGATGGTTTTAACTTGAAGGGATTCTATAGTGGGATGTTCATCAGCGAAGTTGGTGAAGCTAGTTACTGTGGTTTACCTGGAACACCACAAGATGTGGTTGATGAATCTAACTATGGGTTTGTTAACATCATTGCAAAACACATCAATGAAGATACTGAATCAATCTATGATAAGGTAAGAAATGAATATGGATTAATCGCAGAAGAAAATCCAGTAGCACTTTATAATCACAAACGTTTATATAAATCAATTTAATATGTCAGAAGAACTTTATTATCCGGCGGCTCAAAATTTCTTGAAGAGATACAAGATAGAAGCAAGTAATCACATCGTTGATGTTATCGTTTCAATAATGAGAACAAGAGATGGTGTTGGATTTATGGGTGGAGATTTCGCTCAAGCAGTTGTAAATAATAATTTAACAGAGGCAGCACTGAGAGCTGATAATGATTGTGTCAATCATTTGAAAACATTCGTTTTAGCTTTACGTAACTGTTATCCCGTTGAAGAAATGGCCTACCATAAAGTAGATTAACAATGAGTAATGATAGAGATTATTATAGAAAAGAAAGTATTCGATTATCCGAAGAGGCTAAGAAATCTATAACAATACCATCCTCAATTATTTTTTCAACTGAAGATGATTCTACGCTTGGTAAAGTTGTTCGTACCTTAATGATTAAGAAAATTGAAGAGTGTGATAAACACGTAGAACATATGTCAAATTTAAAATAAATTATGAAAGTATTAATAGCTTGTGAATTTAGTGGAACCGTTAGAGATTGGTTCACAAAAATGGGACACGACGCAACGTCTTGTGATCTCGAACCATCGGAAACTCCAGGTAAACATTACCAAGGAAACGTATTAGATATTTTAGATCAAGGTTGGGACTTAATGATTGCTCATCCACCTTGTACTTACTTAACTGTAACAGGTAACAAATGGTTTTATCATCCCGAAGACGGTCATATGCCAACGTCAGAACGTAGACCGCATCCAAGGTTTCCAGATAGACAACAACATAGAAAAGAAGGTGTTGAATTTTTTATGTCACTTGCCAACGCACCCATACCTATGATTGCAATTGAAAACCCTATTGGTGTGATGAGTACCATATGGAGAAAACCTAACCAGGTTGTTCATCCTTGGCAGTTTGGACACGAAGCAAGTAAGAGTACTTGTTTATGGTTAAAAGGATTACCATTGCTAACACCAACTAAGATTGTTGGTAAAGGTGAGTTCATCACATACAAGAGTGGTAAGAGAATGTCTAAGTGGTATGCTGAAGCGGCATCCAAAGATCCAAAAGAAAGAGAAAGAATTCGTAATAGAACCTTCGATGGAATTGCAAGTGCATTCGTTCATCAATGGGGTTCACCAAACTCAACAGTATGAAGCTAGAAACAATATACAAGAAAACCAAAGGTAACAAAATCCAAGAGTGGACAATTGAATTTGAAGGTAATAAACACCGAACAATTTCAGGACAAACAGACGGATTAAAAGTTACTAGTGAGTGGACAGTATGTAAAGGTAAGAACACTGGTAAGTCTAATCAAACAACAGATGAGGAACAAGCGGTTGCTGAATCTCACGCTAAGAGAAAGATTAAACTTGAACGAGGTTATTTTGAAAACATCAATTCAATTGATGAGAAACAATACTTCGAACCAATGTTGGCAAACAAGTGGGAAGACTACAAAGATAAAGTTAGTTACCCAATTTTCTCACAACCTAAGTTAGATGGTATTCGTTGTATCGTTAAGTCTAATGGTATGTGGAGTAGAAACGGTAAAGAAATAGTATCCGCACCACACATATTTGAATCGATGAAGTTCTTATTTGATGAGAATCCTGATTACATATTCGATGGCGAATTGTACTGTGATAAACTTGCAAACGACTTTAATAAGATTGTGTCCTTAGTTAAAAAAACTAAACCAACACAAGAAGATTTAGATGAGTGTTCAAGAGTAATCAAATATCACATCTATGATTTCCCATCACAAGGTGGAACATTCTTTGAAAGGTTCAGAGCGTTGTATGGTGTTAAGTTACCATCCACTTGTGAGTTCGTTACAACTCATCCTGTTGGTGATGAGAATAAAGTTATGGAACTTTATGAGAAGTATGTGGAGTATGGTTATGAAGGACAAATACTTCGTGTTGATTCTCACTATGAAAACAAACGTAGTAAATCTTTACTCAAACATAAATCATTTATTGATGAAGAGTATATGATTTTAGATGTGGTTGAGGGTGAAGGTAATAAGAGTGGACAGGTTGGTTATATGGTATTTGAAAGAGAAGACAAACGATTCAAATCAAATGTCAAATGTTCTTGGGAAGAAGGAAGTCATATATTAAAAGATAAAAACAAACTTATTGGTAGAACTGCAACTGTTAAATATTTTAATTTAACACCAGACGGTATACCTAGATTTCCTTACGTTATCAATATTGATAGAGAAAGTTACGAATAAAAAAAAATGAAAATTACATTAAAATACGAAATTGTATTAGGTTTGGAAGTTATTGAATGTGAATCACTTAATGATGCAGAAAAAAAATTAAAGAACCTAAAATCATCTGAAACAGAATGCTACTTAATCAGAAAAGAATTTAAAGGTAACAACTTAATAGAAGAATTTTACGTTGGTTAATTCTTAAAATCTTTTGGTATATTCTAAAATATACATTACCTTTATATTATGAAAAACATACTATTAATATTGGCATTTTTTCCGAAGGTAGTGGGAGATGGTGAATTGAGTGGTGATTTTAAATATATGACCCCAATCGTTAAAAAGATTGAGGTTGAGGTTGTAACGTTAACAACATATTCACCTATCGAGGGCGAGACAGACTCAACCCCAAACATCACCGCATCTGGTTTTAAAATTGATCTTGATAATCCGAAGAAACACAAAATCATTGCGGTTTCTAGAGATTTAAAAAGTAAATGGAAGTTTAATCAAAAGGTTAGAATTAAAAAGGCGGGAAAGTATAATGGTGTTTACACTGTTAAAGATGTAATGAACAAGAGACATAAGATGCGAATAGATATTCTTGTTGGATTGACAGAGAAACCAATTAAATTAAAAGGAGTTGAAGTGACTTTAGTAAATTAAAAATATGTTATTCAAATACACAATTAGTTTGGAGGTTGAAGTCGAATTTGAGGCACCATTGTTAGGTGCTGACAACACCAAAAACAAAAGAAAGTACGTTGGTTCAATTGCGAAGAAGACACTTCAAGAAATGGTAAGTCTTAACAGTACTTCATTGATTGTTGATAGAAATATTGAAGAGGACAACTTTAATGGAACAATTAAAGGTCGAGCACATTTAGGTAAATCAGACAAAAACAAATACTAAAGAGATGAGTGATAGAGATCTTAAATTGGATTCAAAATATAATATAGTTTCGAGAGTTGCACAACTAGAGAGAAGATTATCGGAATTAGAAGATAAAATAAAAAAATTAACAAAGGATGCACCTAACCAAACTAAATAATGGATAAATTTAATTATGTTATTGCAAGACTGTGGTCAAATAAGAATAATGAATTATGTTGTTACACTTATCATTCAACAGTATTCTTTGGTAATATGAAAGATGCTAAGAATACTTTAGAGTTTATAAAGGGTAAGGCGGATGAAGACAAGATAGACCAATATCAAATTTACAAAATTAACGAGGAACCATTAGGATGATAAATAATATTGAACTTATTAAACCGTTATTAAATTTCTCCACCTCTGGAGATTTTTATATGCTGTACGTTTTCAAACGTAAGAAGGATCAACCTGAAGGTGAGAAAGATAATCATCAGTCAGTTAGAACAATCAAAACATATTGTATTGAAAGTATTGAACACCTGGAACGTAGGTACGATGAGATTATACAACTATGTGAGATGTTTAAAGCAAGAGCATACATTCACGTTCAGAAACAAAATCATTTTGATGTGTCCTTGAATATGATGGTGTTATTAGCTCAACGCATTCAGAACGGACAACACAATCAAAAAGGTTTATTCGATTCAGTTGTGGGTCAAATTAAAACAAGTGAGAAGAGATGGATTATTGATGTTGATGGAATGACATCACCATCACCATTGATGGTTGCACATATTGAATATAATTGTAAACCAATCACCGAAGTTGAGTTTGATAAAGTAGGAATACCAACGGGATATAGTGTTGGACCAAAGGTTGAAGCAATTATCCCAACTAAGAACGGACATCATCTAATCACTAAAAGATTTGATGTTGTAGCATTCAAAGAAGAGTATCCAGACATCGACATTCAAAAGAAGAACCCAACATTATTATATTATCCAAATAGTTTAAACTGATAATATGAGCATAGATTTCTGGTATACTAATATAGCTCCTAATACATTTATTAAAGAATCTATTGAGAAAATAGATTCAAACATTTTATTTAAAAATATTGATACCGATTCTATTGACCAAACCAAATTAAACTTTTTAGTTTTTCAATTAGAAACCGAGTGGACAAATTCAGAAAGAATTGCTCTCACACATTCTAATGAATTCATAGAATTATTAATCAAACTACAAACCAATAACTTTTATTTTATTGCGGACAACACAGGTTGTGCGGTTCACTGGGTTGATAAGTTATCTTTAAACTTTCATAATCTATTACATAATAATATGATTAATTTTAATAGATTAATCATCGCAAACAACGACTCATCCATAGTTGGTATTAATAAAATCAAATACGGTTCATCCATAATGAACACTTGTTTCTTCCCTAATTTCTTTTTATCTACTTACAATCGTTTGAAGTCATATGTAACTGAGTTGAATCCTAATCTTATACCTGATAAAAAATTCTTGTGTTTAAACAGAAGAGTCACTGATCAAAAGTATAAAATAATTGAGGGGTTATATGATATGGATTTATTAAACGATACTAGATTTACCTGGGTAATAAATAACACAAGTAAAAATAAGATAAATAAAGATTTACTTGACGAATTAAAAATAGACTTAGATAACTTTAAACCCATCCAATTGGAGGATGATGTGGTATATGGTAATGAGTTAGTAATGGAGGAATATCTTTACACTATAAACCCAAAGTGGTATTATACAAGTAAAGTTAATATTATATCAGAAACTATGTTGTATCAAAGGTCAATTCATATGACGGAAAAGACTTGGAAAGCAATTTACTTAGGTGTTCCGTTTGTTATATACTCACCGTCAAAACATTATCTTAAGACGTTGAGAAATATGGGATTCAAAACATTTAATTCTGTTATCAATGAGGATTACGATGAGATGGATGGTGATGTCAAAATAAAACATATTATAAACAGTGCAGTCGAACTATCTAATCTTTATAACACTAAAGAAGTTATGGACATATGTAAGTTCAATCAGGATTTATATTTTAATAACGAATATCGTAAAAGTATTTTAAACGATACTTTTTTAACTCACCTTAACAATATTGAAATTTATATTCACCCAAAAACTTTAATTTAAAAATAGTGCAACCATTTAAATTCTTTCAACGAAACCCATATAAAAATAGATGTCAACTACAGGTTGGTTCAACATTTATTTTTCGTGGTTATTATTGTACCGTAACAGAAATGAAATATAATCATTTCAATTATGTTATTCAAGAAAATCAAAGAAATTGTACAATGCACTATGATTACTACCTAACTACACCATCTGCTGCGGGTAGACAACTAAACCGAAGATAATGGCAAAAAGACTAATCCAAAAGAAAATCATCTACTACCAAACTTTATTAACTGAAACCAAAGGATTTTTTAAGTGTTTACAAATAAGATATTTGATATGGGATGAAAAATGTAAATTAAAAAAATACAAATGAGACCGTTTAAATTTTTTCAGAAGGAAGTGAAAGGAACTTTAAATCTTTATGAAGGAGAAACTAGGGCGACCGCATTACTATTCAATGCCGACACTGCGGATGGTCACGTTTATAGAAGAAGATTATATCACACAGACCGTGAATTGTACGATAGACTTCACAACGCCGCTGATGAAATTGAAAGGTTTACATTGGAAAGAGCAATCATTAGAAGAGATATAATGACTGAAAATAACAATCGTATACAAATACTTAACGGAACCATCACACAAGAACAATATAATTTGAACAGAGATATGTTGGCTGAAAGTGAAAGACTAAGAAATCAAATTAGATTGTTTCAATCAACGACGGTAACAAAGGTAAACCCAAAGTTTTGGACGAAGGTAAAAATAGTTCTTCAAGAAACTTGGAGGATGGAACCTGTTGGTGTTGTTGTTGTGAGTATATTACTGACACTCGTTACAATCGTTGGAATTGCTAAAATTTTAAGTATATGGTAAATAATTTTATATTATAAGAAATATTATTTATATTGTATCTAATAATGAAAAGACTTATTATAGTACTAATGTTGTTGGGAGTAACAACACTAGAAGGAAAACCAAAGTATCGTATCCAAACGTGGACTTACGAAGGTACAACGTATTATTTACCACAACAAAAAGTGTGGTATAGTACTAACTATTTTCCATTACCTTTTAAAGTATGGGAATCGGGATCATATCCATTTCAACAAAAATATCAAGCGGAACAAATTATTCAGAACTGGAAGGACTCATATCAGAATAGAAAAGAATATAAACGGTCGAGCTATTATATGGTAGAATAAAACTTTAAAACTATGATACCATTTAAATTTTTT